GAGCTTCATAAGCACAAGCGCACTACCGTTCCGCGCTTACAAAAAGATATGGAACGACTGGTTCCGAGATCAAAACATGGAGAGCAAAGGGGAGGAGTTGATCGACAACGGCCCCGACCCGGCCTCTGGATACAGCTTGCTCTACCGAGCGAAACGGCCTGACTACTTCGCAGGGGCACTCCCCTTCGTACAGAAAGGCCCAGCGGTGACGATTCCGCTGGGAACAACAGCACCACTAGTTAGCACCGGAGTCGCGGTGGCGTTCGACACGCCAGCGCACGACAGAACAGGCAGCAGCCTAACATTCACGAGTGGCACAAACCCGGTGACGTGGAGCAATACAAACGCCGGCAACGGCCCGGCCAACTTCGGGCCGGCGGGAACGCCAATGCCATCACTACAGGTGAACTTGGCAGCCGCGGCGAGCGCACAGGTCAACCTAATGCGCACAGCGATAGCAACGCAACAGCTACTCGAAAGGGACGCGCGAGGAGGCACGCGATACGTCGAATCGATCTATGCACACTTCGGCGTGAGACCGCCTGACTACCGACTCGACAGACCCGAATACATCGGGGGAGGGACGATCAACGTCAACATCAACGCCGTGCCGCAGACATCGGCAACGGACATAGAGGGAAGCACAACGCCGCAGGGAAACTTGGCGGCGACCGGATACATGAGCGGCCAGAGTGGATTCAGCTACGCCGCAACCGAGCACGGATACATCATGGTCCTGGCCTGCGTCACCGCAGACCTAACATACAGCCAGGGCATCCGGAGACACTGGAACCGGAGAACGAGATACGACTTCCCGTTCCCGGAATTCGCCCACCTGGGCGAACAAGCAATCCTGCAGAAAGAAATCTTCTCCAAGGGATCAGCGACAGGAGGCCTAGCCCCAACGGACGACGACATGCAGCCTTTCGGCTATATCCCGAGGTACGACGAGTGCCGTTGGTTCCCAAGCCAGTTAGCAGGGCTCTTCCGGCCCTACGCGACAGGAAATATCGCGTACTGGCACAGCGGCGAACTATTCGCCGCAAGTCCGGAATTGAACGCAACGTTCATCTCGGACAACACAAAAACGGTAATTAACCGAAACTTCGCGGCAGGAGCCTTGACAGAGGGACAACAGTTCCTCTGCGACTTCCTATACACCGGCCGAGTAGCTAGACCGCTACCGACTCACGCCGTACCTGGCCTAACGAGGTTCTAAATGGAAGCGCAACTATGGGGCGTGTATTTCGCAGGGATCGTGTCCCTGCAATACCACCCGAGGAACGAGCCCGAAAACCGAATGAGCCTGGAGGAGTGCGCCAAGGTGGCAGATCAAATGATGAAGATCACACTAGATAGATACCCGGAGGTTCCATGGCATGGATAGCAGGAATCGCGGCGATGGCCGTCGACACCTGGGCGAGTAGCACCGCCCAGCACAAAGCCAACCGTACCAACATCGAAATGGCCCGGGAACAAAGAGCCTGGGAAGAGCGCATGGCCAACAGCGCAGCGCAAAGGAGAGTGGATGACCTCAAAAAAGCGGGACTCAATCCCGTCCTGGCAGCGGCGGGACCAGGCGCGGCAACGCCAAGCGTTTCTGCGCCGACAGTACAACCTACCCTTACAGCAGCCAACAAAGGAGTTAGTGACGTCCTCATGCAAAGGGCAGCACTCGCAAACCTCAACGCCCAAACAGCCAATACGGCTGCGCAAGCCAGGGTCAATAATGTGGAGGCCGATCACAGAGAAGCACTGATCAAACAAGAACGAGACACGCGGTTAAACCGCTTCGTCGAACAGCAGGACTGGGATGACCTAAAAACATCCATCATGAGATCGCAAAGCGACACCTCCGCAGCGGAGGCAAGGAGAACCGAGGGAACCGTCCAGGCCATGATTGACATGGCGCGACAACAAGCGCGAGCGGGGAAGTTAGACCTCGACGCATTGGAAAACGTGGCGAAGATTGGCGGAATCGAGGCAAGCAAAGCCTCGGGGATCGTCAAACTAATAATCGACTTCATCCGCACCACGAAGGATAAATGACATGGCCAAACGAGTAGTAAAGCCGGAAATCCGGACCGTCGACAAAGAGACGGGAGAAGTGATCGTCACAGAAGCGATCACAGAGGAGGTGGCCGCAGTCGACCACCTGATGAAGAGGGGATTCAAACAACTCTTCAAAACACCCTTCAACCACAACACCGAGTACGACGCGAGGCAATACGCGAGCGTGAACAACGAGCCCTCGATGACTCAAAAGCACCAGGCAGAAGAGACCGATATCAACGTCATCATGAAGAAATTCGGGGTGACGGGAGTCGCACCTGGCGCAAAGATGCCGCCGAGTTTCTTGGACGTACCAGCAGATCTGGATCTCCAAGGAGCGCTGCAAATGGTGGCCGAGGGAAGGGAAGCCTTCGAGAGTCAGCCCGCCGAGGTGCGGGCGTACTTCAGGAACGACATGGCGCGCTATAGCGCGACCGTGGACGACCTGCGAAGGCGAGGGGACGTCAAGGGCCTAGCGGCCCTGGGACTCGTGGAAACGCCCCCAGAGGAACCGGAGAAGCCGCCCAAGGCGACACCGGAACCCAAAGCGGACGGCAAGGCCGATCCGAAGCCCCAGGGGGGCAAAGACTGACAAACCTGTCAGTCAGCACATATACAAACAAGTAACCATATGTGCTAAACCGGGGGCCGGGGCCAATCCCGGCCCCCTTGACAAGAGGAACAAGCCATGAGTCGGAGACCCATGAACAGGAAATCAGCCGCGCGGAAATTCAACCGCAAGGCTGGACGGACCAAGAGGATCAACGTGGCGCCACCGCCGCAGCGCGGTGGCTACAAACTGTAATGCCCTGCTATCGCCCCCTGGCGGCTACGAAGCTCCCAGGGGGGCAGATGGTGATTCACACAAGAGGGCAGACGAGAAAAACCCCCCCAGGATGGGGGGAGGACCTCCAACTACCGTGTGGACGATGCATAGGATGCAACGTAGAGAGGACAAGGCAATGGACAACCCGTTGCCTGCATGAAAGCCAAACCCACTCTAACAACTGTGCGCTAACGCTCACATACTCAGACGACTCTAACTACCGGGAAGAGTTCTCTTCCCAAGACTGGTCTCGTACACATCAAGACATGTGTACGAACCAGAAATCCGCGCGCGAGTTGTCCACCGCTTCTCCGAATGGGCTACAGGGCCCAAATATCGAAGCCGTGGATAACTCGCGCTCAAACATAAAACAAAGAGTCGAACTCTCAAAAGCCGATCATCAAAGGTTTATGAAAAGGCTTAGAGAAAGAGTGGGAAAAGTCCGGTTCTACATGTGCGGAGAATACGGAGACAAACTACTCCGACCGCACTATCACTATCTAATATTCGGCTACGCCTTCCCAGATAAGAAATACTTCAAAACGTCCCTGGCGGGGACAAAGCTCTACCGTTCGGCAGAGCTAGAGGAAATCTGGACAGCGGGGCACGCCTGGATAGGTGAACTAGACGAGAGAACATGCGCCTACGTCGCAGCGTACGTGATGAAAAAAAGGAGGGGAGAACAAGCAATAGAGCACTACCGCCGGACAGATGAGGCAGGCAACGACTACTGGATAACTCCGGAATTCAACTACATGAGCCGGAACCCAGGAATAGGAAAGGAGTGGTGGGACAGGTATCACACAGACGTGACCACACAGGATTCTGTGTGGCACAACGAGCGGGAAACAAAGCCGCCGAGGTACTATGACCAACTACTCGAAAGGGTAAACCCAGGGCTACACGCCCTAACTAAACGTGAACGACTCGAAGAGGCCGTCAAAAAGGAGAAAGACAGTCCAGCAAGGCTGTACGACAAGGAACAAGTAGCACTAGCTAAAGCAAACTTAAAAGCGAGGAATTTATGATGCACATTGTCTGCGCGATCCGCGATATCAAGACGGACACCTTCGGCCCACCGATGACGGTTCCGCACGCGGCAATCGCGCTCAGGGCGTTCAAAGACGCCTGCAATGGCAAGGGAAATGACAGAACGCTGGCAGATCACCCCGAAGACTTCGAGCTTTACCAGCTCGCACACTACGACGACAGTTGCGGGGAATTCTGCCCAGACAAGAAACAAATCGCCGTCGGCGACAACATGAAGGGGCTATAACATGCAAGTTAGAGACTTAAAGAACAAATCGACACGGCCGCATGACTTCGCGATGAACCCGCGAGCGCCGGTCCAGAGATCAAGCTTCCCTGTAAGACAGGGATTCAAGGTCCCAATGGACGCAACACTCCTGAACCCGGTCTATCTAGAGGAGGTCATGCCGGGAGACATGTTCAACATACGCATCGACTGCGTGGCAAGAACAGCAATCCCGATCGTTCCGATCCTGGACAACTGGAAGATGACGCTATTCGCGTTCTTCACGCCTAACCGGTTGCTGTGGGAAAACTGGGAAAAATTCATGGGCGCGCAAGACGCGCCGGGGGACTCTATCGATTATCTGATACCGCAATGCGAGAGCCCCGAGGACGGATGGGAAGTAGGCAGCATCGGAGATTTCTTCGGCCTACCTACCGTCGGACAAACAGAAGCTGGGAGC